TTATTCTTTTTTGATGTAAGCATCAGTAAATCCAGCGTTTTTGACCTTATCTAGAAAGTCTTCAGCATTAGATTTAGAAGTAAATGCACCGATTTGTACCCGATAATATTTCTTATCTTCTTTCTCTTCTTCTGCCTGCAGTCTTTCTTTCACAGCATTTCTAAAGGAGTCCATGGTCTCACCATGCCTTGGAAACCAGTGCATTACATCTGCATGATTACTGGCTATACCAAGTTTATATCCTTCACTGTGGCAGATGATATTGTTCTCATTTAGACCATATAACTTGCAAAGATATACGCAAAGGTCTATTGCTTCACTAAACACCTTGTGGAAGTATGATCTATCGGATAAATTATCCTCACAAATCTCAAAACTGATATGTGTGTCATTACCAGACCCTTTCCATCCGCTACTACAATGCCACCCACGATGATTCCAAGGTAATGTTTGGTAGGTGGCTATCGAGCCATCTGCTAATTTACCAATGAAGGCATGAACGCAAACTTGCTTTCCACCTGGTTTATCTTGATTCCAGTGGTTTTTGTATTGGTTCTTACCAAGGAGTCCATCATCAGGACCAACATAACGTTTAAGCCATGGGTTACTTGCTCCAGTGGAGTGAACCATAATCCCTTTTGGTGTTATGGTTTTACCTGCTTTATAACAGGCGTTTTTCGTAAGTATCAATTTATACAAATTCAATATTATCACCTCATAATTTTTAATTGGCTGGTAAAGTTACTGGGTACAGATGATAAGTAAATTTCAGATCACAGTACGCACTAGCCGATGTGCCATCACTTCCCATACTGATATACAACCCATAACCAGAAGGCACTCGACTTTGACGCAGTTGAATATCAATATGCAACCCAGCGTTTGAACTATCAGCACCAATAGGAGTGCTGCGTGATATTCTGGTAAAGTTCACTTCATCGTTTGATATATATAAGTCTAGTTCTTTTTCACTTGTATCCGATTGACGACAAAGAGTAACCAAATGACAATCATAAGCAGTCGGATAAAGCAATCCGTCCTGTCCTCCTATAACCACGCTTCCAATGGGCAATAATGTTTGCAAAGGTCCTCTGACACTATTTATACCGCCTGTTCCAGTAGCATTACCGCTAAGGACATATCTTAAATAGCTTGCTCTGGTGAATGCATTGATCGTGGCCGTTGCAGTAGAGGTAAGCGTCAATGGTGACGTCGCATTTTCTGCTCTTTCCAATAAGAATAGACTCTCACCAGAAGGAATGGTAATATCACCAATGGAAAAAATCCGACTCGTCCAATAAGCTGTGCAAGCCGGATTTGGTGATGCTCCTGATCCATAAACAATATTAGCTATATCTTGGATGCCCCTTATGGCTTCTGCAAGCTTCTTGACAGTATTTCGAATGTTCCCTTGTATAAGCACCTGCACATTGTTTGCAGCAGGGCTACCCAAAGCTGTAACAAAGGTATATGTTACCGTACCTATTACTAGATTGTTTCCGCTATTTATGCTCGTAAAAGTGATGGCACCTCTTCGGCTAACCATATCTGGTGCAGTAGCAGTTTCTATCGGATGCAAATGGTTGAGAATAATACCTGTTCGCATGTATAATGTATCACGCATATCCTCGATTAGATCGTGCGTTGTGTTTAGTAAATCATAGTTGTTAGTCAGCAGACCATAGATGAGGTTGAGTAGACTATTTATTTCTTTAACATCTAATTCGGCTAATACTGATAGTACATGATTTAGCCATTCTTGTGCCGGAGGTTCCGGTGGCTGGACAATCCCATCATCCAAGGCATCCTCTACTATGGTTAGAATACGAACGCTTTTTCCTACCACATCACAGTCTGTGACTCTTATTTCCAACCGCCCCACACCGACTTGTACTGTATCTGTTGCACTTGGTGACCACGTTAGGACACCATCAACGTAATTTGTAACCACCGGATACGCAATTCCATCTGGCCTTCTATAAATTGCATTTAAGGATGCGCCAGGGTATTTATCTTCTAATAAGCTAGAAACATCAAACTCAATATTACGGTAATGGTGCTCACCGCGTCGACCAATGAATACCGTTGCCACTTTAGTTAAATCTATCATGACTTACCCTCCTGTGACCCACCATCTTCCCTTCGGTGCAGTTGTTTTAGTATATCTTTAAGTTTTTCAGGGATAGGTAATCCGATGTGAGATGCATTTTCGAGGATAGATATTCCTTCATTACTTAGGTAAAAGAAAATCACTGCAGTACGAAGAACATTTGCATCTGTATTGCCTACAGCTCCTAGTACATTTGTATCTAGCACATGCGCCACACCTACCAATATAAAAATAAGCACCTTTTTAGAGATGCCCCTCGCTCCAATCTCACTGCACAAATCCTTATCAATAATTGCACATAACACGCCCGTTATATAATCAATTACAACTAAGGTTATTAGCGCATAGAGAAAACCATCAAAGCCACCGAGAAACCACCCAACAAACCCTCCAACGACTGTCAATGCGGCTTGTATCTTGTTCCACATCTTTTTCATTCTCAAATCCTCCACTCATATTTTTGAATAAGCGCCCTGGTTAACAAGAGCGCTATAACATTATAGTATCTGTATCAATTCCTGCAGTTGTATCATTACATCGGCCTTTGGTCTACCTACTCCAAAAGGTATCCATTCCACTGGTGGTATGTCAAAAGTGGATGTACCATCAAATTCATTAATCCTAGTAATAATTGGTTCAAGTGCTGCTCGTAGCTCTTGTATGTGTTGTGGCCACCTTTCTATTGTGGTTTTTAAAGAAATGATTTCTTCTCCCCATACAATCGGAGGCATACAGTGGAATTCACGAATGGTATTAACAGTAGTACGAAGAGTATTAATATGCGTTGCCTTAACCGTAGTTACATTTGCCGTAATTAACTGAAAAGGTGATGACTGTACATTGAATGTTTTTACAATCTCAGCACTTGAAGTCATTAAGTCACTATCCAAGCACCGAATGCTCACTTTATGACTTCCGTATGATAATGCCGGTGCTTTAAATACCGTTTTTGTGTTATCTCCGAGATAGCCATTTGTAGAGAACAACTCGGGATTATCAACACTGTTGAACCACTGACCCGCATTAAGCCTTACCTCAACAATCTGTGTCTGACCATCCGGCTCTATACCCGTTGTAATCATAAATCGTGGTGTTAAATTGTATGTTGATCTACCAGACATTGGACATTCGATTTTAGGTGCTGTGGGAGGACTATTTTTCGTAACTATATTACTAGTCACATAAGCAGAAACTGCATCGAGTGTATCTGTAACACTGATACGATATCTTGTTGATGTCCCAGGCAAATTTGATGCTTCCGCTACGTAAGTACCAGATGTTTCACTAGATACAATCGTTGCCAATGTTTCGTATGATGTCCATGGTGGATTACCCATAAATGACGTACTACGCTGAATTACATAATGTTTGATTGGACTGGTACCAGGTAGTGTTCCACTCCAAGCTATTGTTACAGTTGGAGTCTCGTACAAGGTTGGTGAAGCTATTAAAATGGAAGGTGGCGTTGGTAGAATATTTTTTCTGACACTACTTACAGACACCTTCCAATCAGAATAATAGCTACTTCCTGCTGTTCCAATCGTACGAATTCTAAATCTGCGGTAGTGCCCACGTATAGGTGTTGGAGATGCGCTAGTTGAGCCACTGGTTCCAGAAGTAATAACCGTTTTAAGTGGACTCCACATACCCCAGTTGCTATCATCATTAGAATCGCTGTATTCTATCTCATAACCTATAATTGCATTACCAGCTCCCGCAGTAGCCCCACTCCATGAAAGAGTAAGACTTCCCTCCGCTATTGTAGTACTTAAGGCAAATATGGTCGGTTCACCACAAGCTGTAATGTTGCATAAAATACTATTGCTAATTTTCTCTGATGAAATAGCACCAAGAACATCAATAGTCCTTATACTAAACTGTGTGTAGGTTCCTGATACATTAGTTACTACGGGATTATAACTACCACTATTGGCATTAAGATTAAGTGTAATGAGTTCATTCCATTCGCCCCAAGTATTATTATCCATAGATGTGCGGCTTGAAATTCGGTATCCTCTAATTGCACTTGTTCCTCCTGCCGCTCCTGACCAAGTTAATGTTATAGTTTCATTACTATAGATTTCCGGTGAAGCTATTGCTGTTGTAGGAGCAGCTGGTAGTGTATTTTTTCTTACAGTATTTGATGAGACCTTCCATCCTGAGTAATAGGCACTACCTGCCATACCACGTGTACGGATACGAAATCTTCGAAAATCTCCTCTTATGTTTGGTGGAGAGACTGACAAACTACCACTAGTAGCAGTAGAATTTATAACAGTAAGTGCTGTCCAACTTCCCCAGGTAGAGTTATTTGTAGAATCGCTGTACTGAATTTCATAGGCTGATATATCATTATTTGCTCCGGACTTTGCACCGCTCCAGGATAGGGTTACATTACCCTCGGCAAGTGTACTACTAAGTGAACATGACGTTGGTGCACTAGCTGCAGTCGTACGGCTTTCCCAGTTAACTGTTAGTACAATCTTTGTAAGGTCGTTTCTCCCCATAAAAGACATGTAATGAGTTGTGCTCGACCCTGCATCTATAAAAAGGCAATTACTAGCTCCACTTCCTATGGAATCAATCAATGCCGTTGAAATATTTATTATTTTATCACCCTGCCCTGCAGAGATATCATAATTGTAGGCAGAACTTACTTTGGTTGGACGAGGAGCATTTATATTCGTTGAAGAGCTCAAAGACGGGATACCAGTTTGGTTTCCAGCATAAAGCGTCATCGTTCGCTCGCTACCCCAGGCACCAGCTCCTGTTCGTGTAAGTGCAAGGGACGCACTTGTCGGGTAATAGTCCTGGTATTGATTTCGTATAGATGTCAGATTAAATATCATAACACCGACGCATTGACCTAAATCTTCAAATACCCCTTGCCTTATATCTTGCGTAGTGCCTGGAATATATCTCCCATCACGCCAAGTACATGCATTTGTAGCTTGGTAATTTGCCATGCTTACTCACCTCATTCATACACTGCTGTAACTAGAGAATTCACTGTTCCGCATAGAGTAGAATTCAACCTCGTATCTGTGATATTTCCTATAGTTATAGACGTAGCTGCCTGTGGAACCAATACCTCTGCAAGGCACAATTCATAGATATCCGAGTTTCTTGTTAAGGCCGGAGCACTTGGTGAGGCAGTTGCTGTACCCGTTAGAACTGTAATAATGATATTCCTTTCAAGAAAGCTCCATCGCATAACAATCCGATCAATCCTTGGAAATGAACCATTTGCAGTTTCTAGTGTCTTGCTAAGCACTGCAGTATTCTCATAATGATAACCGTTAATCCAACCACTTCCAACTGCTATATTTACTGCCATTCCTAAACCTGGAGTCACTTGCAGATTTGTAGTATCCTTATAAAATATGCCATTCGAAACTAAGCTGCCAAAATAGGTAGCAAAATCAGTGGCATCGTAAATCCGGTCACCGTTCGAAGAGTTAAAAAATCCACTCTTTTCCATAATAAAACCCTCCTTCATTAATATATGTTAGCTCGGATCAGCTAAAAAACATACGCTAAACGGAAGCCACTCATTACCTGTGATGTTCGAAGCATACTCGTTAGTGCCATAACGTGCTGCAGTACATTGTCCGTTTTCACCTACTACAAACAGCCACTTATTCGTACTTGACCCTTGACATAAGGTACGAAAATCATAATTTGGCCTGAACCCTACTGGCAATGTGAACATACTCGTCGCTGAAGCCGAGTTTATGGTAGCACCAGTAGGCGGAGAACATGCACCAAATAAATGCACCATCCGTCCAACTCTTCGGTATCTAGGCCGCTGTGCTGTTCCTCCTGTATAAGCTGTAAAACCATTCTGAAATTCTGCATCCTGTACAAACTGCCACCCAGTATCTCCACCATAAACAATACCTGTGTTAGCGTCTCCATTAACACAAACGGGACCTCCCTCTAGATTTAAATACATGGGCGATGACAATCCGTTATTTCGTGTCATAATCTCATTACCGTCAAAGACCATATTTACTCCACCAGATACACCGATCTGTAACGGATTATCGGACGACGTAAGACTTATATCTCGATTCGGTAACTGTATCGAATTAAACTCACCTTTCTCGCTATAAGTAGATGTTCTTACAACTCCATTATCAATAGCTGTTACCGTAAAATTCTCACCTTCATAAGTGAATGTACTTGATACAATAGGCAGGTTAGCCACAAGAAGTAGGTCTCCATTTCTGGGGTCAGCTAAAAGATTTCCTGATTCAGTAAGTGCATATAATCCATTTACATATGCCGTGCCATAGTCTGATAACCAAACATAGATATCCCATATTGTTTTAGTAGAACTTGCGGACTTAACTACTTTGATATCAGTCGGTAAAAATGGACTTTTATCTCTTGTATAAGCTTGCACATAAGATTGAATGGATATGGTCGAGAAAGATGATGTAGAATAAACATATCCTTCAATGGTACCCATTTTGGGAGTTGTTCCAGTACCAATATAATCGAACTTAAAGGCAATACGATTAAATGAACCATTAATGACAACCCTTGCAACATGGTAGTATTTTGCCAGTGTTGGGTCATTGCCTCCTGCTGTTGATGTATTTGCAGCAAGTCTAGCAGAACTAATCATGACACCACCTGAGAATTTTTGAAGATCAGTCCACTCATTTGATTCACCGAGCATTTCAGTAAGGCCTGTCGGAGCTCCAAGAGATGTTCGTACTTGGCTAAATTCAGATTTAAGTTTTTGTGCAATTGTAAGCTCAGCCTTTCCAAAGGTTACATTAATACTCTGTCCTTCCGCATCATAGCTTTCTTCCACTTCTTCGATACGGGCTGTCATCGTAACACCCCACTTTTTTGAAATAACCTGAACCACCTGACCGAGATCATAATCCGTCTTATAGGTTAAGTTACTGTGGTTATTGACAATCACATCAAAGGAATGAGACATGGAAAGCTCTGAGAGTCTTGTCAAACCACGAAGGATTAATGCCTCATCATAGTCCGTTGGAAAATCTGCAACACGAAGATCCTTCGCATCTACAAATACTTCTCTTCGTTCTTCCCCAGCGCCGTTATAGATATGCTCAAAAATACGACCATTCTCACCTTCTCCCTCCCCTCCAATCTTAGCTGTATTGGCATAAGATGCTGTGTTTTTTGTTAATGTTTGATCCAGTAAGTTATCATACTCCTTTGAAAACACAGCTTGAGATGATGTTCCCATATACAATGTGACCGTTAAGTGACCAGACTCTGGTGAAAAGATAGTTTTGATTCCAACGGATGCTGCTGTGCATAGTTCCTGTATTTTATCTAAAAGGTTGGTATACGACACTTGCTGTTTCACTGGGATATCTAGATTAGGTGACGAAAAACTAATATCTGTTATTTGCCTATCAGGATCAGATGGCGATATGACATTGTTGTTTATTAATTGTCCTATACAAGCTGATAAGTCACCATTCAGCCTCTCCGTATTCCAGATAATTCTTCGTCCTAACAGTATTGTCGCAAACCTTCCACTAACTATAATGATCTCGCTATCTGTTTGAGATAGCTGTTGAAACTCGATTAATCCAATTTCTTCATCATCGTTCTTCCAGATATAATTTCCCACCTGAAGTAATGCTGCATTTTCAGTGGATGCATTGGCCTTTAATTCAAATGACCCGCACTGGGAGTAACGTCTAGTCCATCGTAGGTATTCAAATGATTCTACAATTCCGATTAAGGCTCGATGTTGATTAAATACATATAGCTCCATATGCTACACCCCCAAAAACTGTGGACGGAAATTTATGATAACATCCAATAATTCCAAGTTCGCCGATGCATCATAGCGAAGATTATTCATGCCGGGTTCTAACTGAAAGAAATTAGAGGATGTATCTAATAGATAAAAGGCGTTACTTTCTGTACCATTTATGAAGCTTATTACTCTTTTTTCAGCAAAGTGAGTGTATATGTGATATTCATCCCCATTATTCATTGTTGTAAGAATTCTTATATACTCACCAGTATCCATAAGTAGAAGCTCTGGATTAGTAACTGGCCCTAATGCTCTAAATATAACTTCACAACCACAAGGTACATCTCCGAAATTATCCACTGCAATGATCTGACTTGGCTGTCTTATCCCAAACTCGATGCCATCCTCCGGTATCTCTAATTCAAACTCTAGCAAAGGCTCCCAAGAAGCAAGGTCATGCCATACATCATCCAAGGTTTCAAAGAAAGGGTTTGGACATAGTAGGCTTATAAAGAACTTTGGTATCCTCTCTCTTGAGGAGACTGATAATACAGCCTCCTCAACAACACAGGAAATTTGTCTCTCACGATATCTAATAACTCCCGACTTCTTAGGGCTGAATAATCTTAGGAAGCTTTTACGCAGCTCATATGCTTCATCTGGTGTATTTGCTATAATCGTACCCTCTAATATAATGTTTCGCATATCCATCGTAGATGACACATAAAAAGCACCGTCCTGTTCCGGTGCCTTGAAAGTGTTTACAGTCTGGCGTATGTTTCCTGTACCGTCTATCTTGGTAATGAAAAATGGGCGGCTTTGATTGAGCGTGATGCTTTCACCACTCGAATTGATATAGGTAACTTCCATAGCCATCCCCTCCTTATATTTCTAGTAACAGTTTACGTGACAGGTTTGTAAACTCCCTCGACAATTCCTTTTCAGACAAAGCCTTAGGTGTAACAACCGAAATGTTTTGTGTGATGCCTGTACCAACGTTATTTACACCACCCTGTCCTGCCATATTTCTGTAATTCATATCAAAACTTGTTGGTATCACATTTTGCATATCTCTTGATACGGTCTCCATCGCATCTTCAAATCCGACACCAATACCTTCACCCATATTGCGTCCAAGCCCTGCAAATAATGTTGATGGAGATGAAATGCCAAAAAAGCTTTTAATTTTTGAAACTACATTCCCAAAAAATCCAGATATCTTATCCCATAGCCATGCTCCCGCATCTGATATCCCCTGCCATAGTCCTTTGATTAGATCACCACCCATATCGGTCATATCACTTATATAATCAGAGAATGCATTAATGAGTCCTTCGATGATCTGCGGTACTGCTTTTATTATTTCCAAAATAATCTGTGGCAGATTTTCAATAAGAGCAACAAACAACTGAACACCTGCTAGAATGATCTGATCAATGTTATCTACAATAGCACCTACCAATGAGGTTATAATCTTAGGAATCGCGGCTACGACTGTCGTAATAATCTGTGGTAATGCTTGAATTAACGATATTAAAAGGCGGATGCCTGCGTCTATAATCATCGGAATAGACTTAATAACCGCATTAATAATATTATCGATGATTTCTGGAATTGCTTCCAAAATTGCATCAATGATCGTAGGTAGTGCAGTTACTAATGAAGTCAATAATTGAATACCGGCATCAATAATCTGGGGTATAGCATCAATTAGAAATTCTACTACAGCTGATATAATAGCTGGTAAAGCTAATATCAGCTGTGGTATGGCTTCCACCAATCCTTGTGCTAACCCAAGTATTAACTGTAAAGCCGCATCTAGGATTAGAGGTAAGTTTTCTATAAGTCCTTGAACAATCTGAATTATAGCAGAAACTGCTGCGGGTATTAGCTGCGGTAAAGCTAAGCCAATACCCTCTACAAGTGTGGTTACAAGTTCAATTGCCGCATTTATGAGCAACGGAAGATTATCAATTAGCGCACCAACGATAGTCATTATTGCACCAACCGCTGCTGGAATTAGTTCAGGTAAGAGATTCAAAATTGTTTCTAATACCTGCGTGAATATACTTGTGACAGTTTCAAGAAGCGAAGGAAGCAAATCTGCAACCGCTTCTAGAATTGCTCCTGTAGCTGACGGTAAAGCGGTTACGATATTTTCTAAAACGGGTACAATGTTAGCAACAACTGCTTCAAAAGCATCCACGAGATTTTCCGTTAGGTTTGTCATGTCGGCATCAGCATTGCCGAGTCCTGCGGTAAAAGAACCAAGCGCAGCTTCTAACAATCCAATAGAACCGGAGATAGTCTGAGTTGACTCTTTAGCAAAGTTACCCGCATACTGCTCTGTGTTCTCAAAGAACATCTGCATTGCAACTTCGGCTTTCTCTGCTTGCGTTGCAGTTTTCCATGTGAAATCCAATCCCTTTGAGAGAGCATAGGCTTCAATGTTTGTAGCGTTCATTGCAACACCTAAGTTATCCATCATGGTAAAGTTGCCTTTAGCCGCACCAGTGACGGCTTCCATTGCAGAGGACATATCGATACCCATAACGGATGCCATGTCAGCAGCACGTTGCATTGCTTTTTCAGTTAACTCAAGGCTTTTTTGTTGTTCGATACCAGAACCTTGGAATAATGCACCTATTTTGTTGGCAGTTGCAAGATAATCGCTTTGGGAAACGCCAAGGTTTTTATAGGCTTCCTCGCCTGTTTTCTGAATCGACGAAGCATATTTGCCGAAAACTGCCTCAGAGCCACCTAAGTTCTGTTCCAACTCTCCGAACTGTGTAACTACCTCTTTGCCTAACTTAATTGCTGCAGCTCCGGCAGCAACTGCAACTGTCCCCATTGCTACACCGATACCACTCAATATGCCACCGAGCTTATCAAACTTGCCACCAGCATCTTCTGCACTTTTGCCCGAATCTTCAAGTTCATCTCCAAGATTATCTGCTTCAACTGTAGACTGCTCTAACTCAAGCTCCATGCCATTTAGTTCTGCTTGAGCCTTGTTTAGTTGTATCTGCCAGTTTTGGGTACGACGATCATTTTCACCAAACGAGGTGGTGGCATTATCAAGGGCAGCCTTAAGGGTAGAAATTTTATCTTTCTGTGCATCAATTTCTTTATTTAAAACTGCATTGCGAGCAGTAACCGACTGTATAGATTTATCGTTTTTATCAAACTGACTGGTCACTAGGGCCATTTCACTACCCAGTACCTTAAAGGATTGATTAATATCCCGCAAGGCATTCTTGAATTCACGCTCTCCCTCAACGCCTATCTTTAATCCAAAATTGTCTGCCATGCCATCACCTCCTCCTTAAAAAAGGGCATGAAAAAGGAGCAATCTTTTGATTGCTCCTAAATTAATCCTCATATATTTTTATTACTTCATCGTGACATATAAACTGGCATTTGTCAGTTACTTGTATTCACTCGGAACAGGAATATCAAATCTCTCACACAATAGTTTTACATCGCGCACATCATTTTCATCATGCTCATAGCCCAAGTGAAATAATACTTGATTTTCAGCATCAATACATCTTACCATTTTATCACCTATTTTCCCAATGCCGCTAAACACTTCTGGAGGATATGCTTCTCCTTCAAAAACAATGAATCCGTGTTCATTGAATTTAAATATATGAAGATCAATTATTCTGCCTTTACTATCCTTCCAAACCGTGTGAGATGTGGTGGTATATGCTTCGGTAACTTCAGCAAAGCCTTTTTCTTTTAATATTTCAATAAACTTTTTACTATTATTTTCTTCCACAAATAAATCAATATCATTGTGTACTCTTGTTTCTTCTTCTAATAGCGCATCTACTCCCCAACCGCCATCTATCCAAATGTTAATTTCATTTTCTTCAGCATATGATATTATCTCAATGGCATCTGTTTTACTTACCATGTAATCCCTCCGTTCAAATTCCTATTTGTTTGTAACTCTTTTAGCATTAAATAAAGAGTATCATAGTTATCCATATATTTCAAATACCATATGGAATAATATCATCAATCGTTTGAGTTCTCTTTGGTTTCTCAATTCCATGCCATTGCTTATGGCAGGTCCACAAATCAAAAAACAGTCCAATTGGCATCAGCCAGAACTCCTCTGCATCCATGCCCATCTGAACTGTTCCATAGTAAAAAAGCCGGGTAAAGACCTCAGCGTCTGTTACCCGACTTCCACGTTTTTTGGTGTTTCTTCTTCACTTTCCACATTACGTTTCGTACCTTTAAACATAGCTTCTGTAATAGCGTTTTTATATTCTGCCAGATTAAACGGTGTGGTTAGGATTTCTACCTCTTCCTCAGTTAGCAACTCTTCTGGTGAATTTTTGTTTCTAAGATTCCGAATTAATATAGACTGGTTTGCAAGTAATGTAATTAACCATATAATCTCATCCAGTGCCATCTCGAAGTTTTCAGATTTCATCAACTTTTCACCAAGATTTTCAAGTCCACCATATCGACCAGCAATCGCCTTTGTTGCTCGTGTAGTTAAAATAAGTTCATACTCTTTTCCACCAATATTGATAGCCGCACTTCTCTCATTCTCCATCATTTTCCCTCCTAAGGTTCAGGTGTATATACTGGTTCATAAACTTCCGTAAACCAACCTGTTATAATTGCAGAAGAAACACCTGCATCACCTTCTGTGACCTCTGCTTTCCATGGATGTTTTCCCATACCATCCAGCTTGTTTCTTCGCATTACCGTCCCTTCAATCGTGGGTGTAGAGAAGGTGATGGTATCTGCTTTTGTTTGTAAGTTGGTTGCTGGTAATCCAAACATCACTTTGTATAGCCAAAAATATCGGTATGTGCCATTGGCCTTTTGAGCACGAAATCCTACCGCGACAGGGGTTCCTACGTTCTCACTTGCTGAGATTAATACTCCGTTGTCGTCTGTAGTCGCACCAGTTAAATCTGCTGCTACAGTTGGGCCAATGTCATCTACACCAAGAGTGAGTGTGCCACTGTTAAAGTCCTTCACGACCTCGGCCGCACCATCATCCGCATACAGGATTGCTTCAACCAACTCCACCGAGAGTTCGGCAGTAATGGCTTTTGCAAGAACTGAAGGTACAGCATAGGTTTCTTCACCATTGATATCTTCAGTTATTTTTGAATAGTACAATCTATCAAGACCGATTGTTGCCATAAGTTACTCCTCCAATCTATAGTTTTTTGCCACATCGATGGCATAATGGTGATATCCGGTATCGTCCTCGTGGCCAATATACCGACGTTCCGTCACAGTGAAGTCTGCATCTAGTAAAGCTTGTGTGAGCTGCCTTTTCCGTTCTAAGTAATTATTTTTTGAGAACAGAGATATCCTAGCTTCCTGCACATCAAATCCTGGGCGATTATCCGCATGGACTTCGAAGATTTCTGAAAGAGGAAGTATCACAGCATACTCATCCGGCGCTAAACCTGAAAAGACCCCAGTTTCAACGGGGAGTGGTATAGCAGTAACGAGGGTATTGAGTTCTTCTAAAATATTCATATCTTACTGATCTCCTCCTCTAGCTTGGCTATCATAGCATTCATACAAGCCTTTCTAGACGCAGTTCTCGCTGGTTTAAGGAAGGGTTTTGCAGGCTGACCATGCTTTCCGTATTCAATGATACTAGCAATTTTAGCATTACTTTCTCCATCTGATCGTGGCTCTGCAAAACCAACTTTCACATTGAAGTTGCCGCCTCTATCCTGTTTTGCACCAGAAAGACCCAATGAGGATAGCAGTTCACCAGTGCTTCTTGATGAATATTTAGTATCCCTGCCGATTGCTTTACTAAGATTACCTTTGACTTTATCCAGAACCACTTCACCACCAACTTCTAAAACCTTTGGTAGAATAACATCAGTCTGGTCAGATAACCTGAATACCTTTAAAAGAAATTCCTCCGGCATCTTGATATTTACTCTTGCCATATCCATCACCTCACAGTTGGTTCTATCTTTTCAGCTAAAACCTCAACATACATCCCGCGGCTTCTTACATCCTCTACACTTAAAATTTGATATCTACTGTCATCACAGACTATGGCCATTTCTGTATTAACCTCAAGTCCAGGGATTTTCCTAAACCGAAATAGGCAAGAGGCAGTAGAAAAAGAAGCCATATTCATCCACCTCTCACTGCCGTGACGATCTTCCTTATAAGCACGTACACTAGCGAGTATGTTATCTCCCTTTATAGAAAAGCCTTCCTTATCTTTAATTGGCACGGTGCTAATAATATCAATAAAGGTATTCATCTTTCCAAAGCTCATGCTATACACCCCACTCTCGGTCAAGGCGTAAAAGTAAATTCACTGTGTTCCATACTTGTTGACCCGCCTGTACACTATCAGCGAAGAAACCAGCCGTCGAACCATCCCTACTTTCATAGAAATGGCTCGACAGCATTATCACTGCTTGTTCTGTTGTAGGTGGCATGGTATTGGTTTCATAATAGCCTTCAGAGACATGCTGATAACTCTGGGCATACGACAATGCTGCAGTGATAAAACCAATAAGGAGATCATCATCTTGGTCATGCTTTAGGATTAAGTTCGCCTTGACCTTAGGCAAGAGATTGTCTGCAACTGCCATATCACCAACCTCCTTTAGTCAGCCTCCATTAGTCCTGCAGCTTTTAATTTGACTAGCATGGCATTGAAATCCGTAACCACCCCAGCGACATCAGTGGCTGTGCTGTCCGCTTGATTTTCAGCAATTGGGAGCCCCGTTACTGAAGCTCCCTCTAAGATTTCTAAAGTTCCACCAATTACTAATTTCTCGCCGCCTTGCTCCATGTAGTTCTTCGTGTTATAACTCATATCGCACCTCCATTACGCTTTCTGCTGGAGCACCTTAACAGCCTCTGGTAAGATAAGCTTGCCATCAACACGTTGAGTAGCAATAAATCCTACTTGACCTGTAACGGCAAAGAGTTCATTTAATCTTTTGAATACTCTTCCTTGACGATCAGCCACCCAGTAATAGCTGAAGTCACCAAATATTACGGTCTTTGCTTCTGCTTCAATAGTAGGCACATATGCAGAGGTGTAAAGAGGACGGTTTAGAATGGTATCTGGTGTTCCTGCTTGGATGGAAGGTTGCCATAGATACTGTCCGTTTCCGTCTTTCAATTTACGGATGGCTTTAATCGTAGCATCGTTCATTACAAAAACAGCCTTATTACGATATGGTGCTTTCAGACTGTAGAACAGATCTAGCATTTCGTCCAGATTGATAGCTGTCGCTCCAGCTGTAGTAACACCAACTTGACCACCACCAGTGGCATTCAGAATACCTGTTGGCTTACCTGTTCCATCACCAACGAAGAAGGCTTCCTCCTCCTTGTTACCAATACGACGTGCGAACTCTCTTGTAATATAGCTTTCAAGATTAAACACAGAGTCGTTTAGCAATTCCTCAGAAACTTTAATCATGGTTGCCAGTTTATAAGCACCAATGGATACCTGACCAAAGCTATCATCACTCTCAGGAATTGCTCCTTCTTCATCTACCCAGCTTGCAGTTCCTTTGCTTGCAACAACTGGGATTTTTCGATCACCGGAAGATGTCGTGATAACATTAGCAAGTCTACGGAAGATATTCTCTTCTTCTAGTGCTTCCACTAAGGTTCGCTCGAATTCATCAGGTACAAGGTATCCACCCTCAGAATCGGTACCAATCGTCAATGAATTTTTTACATCATAACTAACCTTGTCACGCATAGCGTTCCAGAATGCCTTTTTGTATTCAGCACTTGCACGGCCGGTCTTTTCCTCTCCCGTTCTTGTTGGCTGATTCATAATAGGGTTACTGGTTGCTTTTGACAGTTCTAGGTCGATAGATGCTTGACGTTCCAAACGCTCGATTTCCTTACCAAGAGCCACAACGTCTGCTTCCATCTTTTCATAAGTTGCAGTGTCTTCAGCGGATAACAATCCATCACCGCCACGTTTCGTATCAAGGAATGCTTTTGCTGCATCCCATGCCTTAGCGCGCTTTTCGCGCAATTCAAGAATTTTACTCATTGTATTTCCTCCTTTAAATTAGTGAGAAATTAAAGAAAGCCGCTTATCCAGCGACTCGATTGGGGTTCCTATTTTCGGTTTTTGTTTTTTGGGAATTTTCCCAAGAAGCGAGTTATATACAGCTGCACGGGAGAATATAAGTCCTTGCCCTGTATCGAGTGGACTTCGCTCTTCATCCTCCGTAAACATAATTTTGTCAGCAAAGCCAAGCTCAATTGCTTTGTTTGCGTTCATCCATGTTTCTGCATCCATAAGGTGGGAGATTTTAGTTCGGGATAGCCCGGATTTTAGTTCATATGCATTGATGATACTTTCCTTTACCTCATCAAGCAGAGCCTTTGCACGGAGCATTTCCTCGCTGTCTCCGATGGCTATGGTCGAAGGATTATGGATCATAAGCATAGATACCGGAGACATATATACATCACCACCAGCCATAGCAATGACCGATGCCGCACTTGCTGCCAGTCCATCAATCTTTACGGTTACACTTCCTACATAATCCATTAGCATGTTATAGATCTGAGCGGCAGCAAAGACATCCCCACCGGGCGAATTGATCCACACTGTTACATTTCCAGAGCCAGCCATTAATTCATCCTTAAATATCTTAGGTGTTACTTCGTCACCCCACCAAGTCTCGTCAGATATTTCTCCGTTAAGGTAAAGAGTACGATCTTCGGTGGCTTCATCTCGCACCCAGTTCCAAAATTTTCTCATTGGCTATTTGCCTCCTTTTCATAAAAATTACCCGCCTGAGAAAGCGGGAGCATATTGCCATTCACAAGATACAAATCACCGCCTTCTTCAGAAGGAATGCGATTCATATCCTCCAGCTCACGAATATCGTTTGCAGACATCCACCCATTTTGTCTTCCAACTGAATATCCATTCATTCGACTCTGATAGTCACCACGGAGCAAGCCATCCAGATTAAACTTAATAAATAGTTCTATTTTCTCAGATGGTAATAATAAAGCTTGCTGAAGGCTTTGTTCCCAGCGGACCACCCATGGATCAAGTGTGTATTTCACAAACTCCAGAGATTGTTGCTCGATGTTTGAGAAGCTGGATTTCTCAAGGTCACCCACCATATGTGGAGGTACACGAAAGATACGAGCAATCTCATTAATCTGGAACTTCCGTGTCTCAAGAAATTGTGCCTGCTCAGGTGGGATACCTATGGCTTGAAACTTCATGCCTTCTTCCAATACAGCAACCTTATGAGCATTTCCACTTCCTTGGTATGCACTGTTCCAGCTATCTTTGACTCGTTGTATATCCTTGATTACACCTGGGTGTTCCAATACTCCGCCGGGATTTGCACCATTAGCGAAGAATGCTGCACCATATTCCTCTGTTGCAAGTGACATTCCAATAGCGTTCTTGGCCATTGCTATTGGGCTATAGCCAATAAGTCCATCAAAACCAAGACCCGGGATGTGTAGAACTTCATCTTTGCGAAGTGTGACATAGCCACCTTTTGGGTTTAAACCACTTTCATCAACATCACGGTAATATGTGTATACTAACTCTCCATTTGATGCTCGGCTAACATCCATTTTGCTTGGTAACAGTGGGTAAAGTGCAATAGTCTGACCACGCCCGTTGCGAACAACCTGTGCGTAGGCATTACCCCAAAGTAAAAGATGACTCATAAGTGTTTCTCGAAACACAAATGAAGTCATCTCTGGATTTGGTTCATCATGAAGAAGGTGATACAATGGATGGAAAGGTATTCTTTCTTTTCCTCCGTCTGAACGGTATATATATACATGTAATGGAAGTCCTGCTATAGCTTCAGCTAATATTCTTACACAAGCATATACCGCCGTTGTCTGCATAGCAGTACGCTCATTAACCGTTTTACCAGCTGTTGTTCCGCCAAACAAAAATGAAAATGAACTTCCTATACGATTTTGGGGTTTATCTCTTGACCGAAACATTCCTTTTAATAAACTCATAAGCATCACCTCCGAATAGTTAGAATACAATTAATCCTCGATTATCATAAACAGAATTGCTTGCTCCACCAAGCCGTATAGCTCTATCAAGTGCCATAATTGTTGCAACCGCACCATCTATCTTCTCTGTACTCTTCTCTTTGTCTGGCTTGATATTCCCAGCAGAATCAGTTCGAATAAATATATTGTCCATCATCCATCGAAGTACCGGGTGCCCTCCGTGAGCAAATTTCCCTTCCAAAGTTAACTTCATCAATTCTTTAGTTGGTGGTGACATATCTTTAAATCCTTGACCAAATGGCACCACTGTTAAACCCATTCCTTCAAGGTTTTGTACCATTTGCACTGCTCCCCATCGGTCGAAAGCGATTTCTCGAATGTTATACTTCAAACTCAACTCTTCGATAAAGTTTTCAATGTAACCATAATGCACTACATTTCCTTCTGTTGTCTTTAAGAAACCTTGTTTTTCCCATATATCATAGGGAACATGATCCCTTCTCACTCTTAGGTCGAGATTATCTTCTGGTATCCAAAAATAAGGAAGAATAATATACTTATCATCTTCATACTCTGGTGGAAATACAAGAACAAATGCTGTTATATCCGTTGTTGATGATAAGTCCAATCCACCGTAGCATTGTCTACCTACAAGACTGTCAGGGTCTACTGCAAATGAACACTTATCCCATTTTTCCATAGGCATCCAACGTACTGATTGCTTCACCCATTGGTTTAACCGAAGTTGTCTGAATAAATTTTCTTCTGCAGGGTTTTGCTTTGCATTTTCACAAGCAATTTGTATCTTTTCAATATCTACAGTAATACCCATTGAGGGGTTGGCTTTCGCCCATACCTTCGGATCTGTCCAGTCTTCATCTTCATTGGCACCATAAATGACTGGGTAGAATGTAGGATCAACCTTTCGCCTTTCTAGAATATCCTTTGCTTTTTGGTGTACTTCATAACATATTGAGTGCGGATCATTGCCCGCAGTAGTAATCAGAAAATATAGTGGTTGCTTTCTTGCATCTCCAGAACCGTGAGTCATAACATCGAAAAGCTGCCGGTTTGGCTGAGCGTGTAGCTCATCAAATACTACTCCATGAACATTTAAACCATGCTTTGTATAAGCTTCAGCAGAAAGAACCTGATAGGAACTCCCAAGTGGTTTATACACTAATCTCTTTTGAGAAAGTACAGGTTTTATTCTAGCTTTTAACGCCGGACATTGCTCTACCATCTCAACAGCCACATCAAAAACAATGGATGCTTGCTGACGGTCAGAAGCACAGCCATAAACCTCTCCACCATGTTCAAAATCACCGCAAGTAAGCAGTAGTGCTACTGCTGCCGCAAGTTCTGACTTTCCTTGCTTTTTAGCAATTTCGATATAAGTAGTATTAAATTGACGGTATCCATTCGGCTTTGTTATACCAAATACATCTCGTATAATCTGCTCCTGCCAGTCAATCAATTCAAATGGCTGACCATACCACTCTCCTTTAGTGTGTTTTAAACAATTTATAAATGCTACAGCTGTATCAGCTGAATCCTGATTATAAACCGAACCATCTGCTTTGAAGATGGTCGGCTTGTATGTCTTTAGTTTTCGTATCGCCGCCACCTCCCCGTGAACACTGAAAAAGGAACCCTTATACAGAGTTCCTTCTCATAAAAGCTGTCTATTTTATTCCATGGTTTCACCCGTAAGAATGAAACGTACATAATCGTCTCTATGATCAGATAGGTAATCAATCAGTTCATAGTACCCATCACGCTCTGCAATGTCGATAACAACAGGAATGTTAAACATATTGGTTTCACCTGTATCTCGAATTGCTAGAATTTGATCCCTAATTTCTTCGGTCATTCACCATCCTCCTCTGCTGAAACGCTAATAGTAATCATTTAATATTAAGTCAATACTTTAGTCGTCGATTTTCCTACATGAGTCCTCGCCAAAAACCACTCCTAGAGAACCTCCCCTATCCCATTTCACATGAATGGTACCAATATCATCTACACCGGTAACGGTTCCTTTATCTCCAGTCATTAGTTTTGTATAAGGGTCATTCATTTCTATAAGAACTACTCTCGTTCCGGGAATGTAAGAATCCTTCAACCGTTTTAATGTATCTGCTGATATTCCTCTCACTATTGTTCCACCTCCTCAAGCTTAGATGGTGTACTTTTAAATGCAGAACTTCCTATTAGCTTTGAAAGTAGAATTTTTCGCAATTTCTTATATTCCGAACCGATAAAACCAAGGCGAAGAAGGAAGCAACGGAAGGCATATTTTTCATTCTCTACTTCCTTTGCTGTTGCAGTTATTCTCACCTGTGTCTTAGCCATCTCACAGATAGCTGTAATAAAATGTGTGTAGGCATTCACTTCATCGGCTTTTGAATCAAAGGGAAACCAAGGAAAGCGAAATCTTTCTTCAGTCTGCTCAATCGGAAGGGCTTCAACACCGAGTGCTTTCTTTATAAGAGCTCCTTTGCTTTGAATGAGCTTATCAAGATTTGCTAAAGCAGTGTCAGTAAAGCCTTCCTTCGGTATCTCAATTGCAAGCATGTCAGAGGCGTTTGTGTTGCCCTGTGTTGCGTTTTCAGACTCTTCAAAGGCAAACCCTCGACCAACAAGTTTATCGAGCAGTATTTCCACCGTTTCGCTGTCTGTGCGGTCATCAAATATAAGTGTTCCTTCTTTATCCACCGCAAAGCCATCAATATCATAAATGAATGTCGGTGCTCCTCTATAAACTGGCTTTACTTCAAGGATCTCACCGATTGTAGTAACGAATGCTTTTCGCTCACTCCCTGAACGATTAAATCGTATTTTCATATTCCTTATACCACCTTTCTTTTTGGTAGTGTTATATATCACTCTAAACCAAGTAAATAGCAAGTGGTATGTAGCTTATATTTTACATTCTACTATTTACACAAAGCTGTAGTTATTTCATGAATTAAGTTCTACAATGCCTGCAAGTACAAAGCAAACGCATGGCAAGGCAACACCATTTCCCCACATTTTATATTCTGCTGAATCCGAGTGAGGATGTTGTAACCATTTGATAATTTGCTTTATACTTTTTGGCTTCTTAGCTTTCCCTATTATCCTTCGGTGTGTTTCAAATACATCCATCCAGAAAGCAATATCTTCTTCCATAGGATCTTTTGTTCCAAGGTCACTACACCACCAATCCGGGAATCCTTGAAGTCTTGCGCACTCTGTTGGTGTCAGCCTTCTTACAATATACTCTGCACCATCAATATCATTAATTAACGGAGGGTCTTTATAATCTGTTGCCACAAGTGTATTTGCCAGCTCTGTTTCTGCACTGGTAAAGAAGGATGCCTTACTGGATGAATAGGTTGGAGTCGCTACTGCACTCGGCCCCTGCGCATTTAGTGTTGAAGAGATGCCTTCATCGTTTATACCTAGGTTTCTTGCAAAGTTCTGACCACAATTAAAGCTTTCTCTATCAATGGCATAGACTACAGCGTGTTTATCTACGGTATTTAATGTGAAAGAAACATCCTCGCTTACACCATCACCTTGTGGCCCATTGCAATCTCTTCTTCCAATCATTGAGCCTTGCAGAGCAACCACAGCAATACCTCCTTGATTACAGGATGGGTTTCCTCCGTTACAATCCACGGTTCGAGAGGTATTTGCCTCATAGAACCCGCTGTGTGGGTTATCGGATTTCATCGAGTTGCTATCTTTAGCACAAATTCCAAAAGCAGCAGGTACAAATAAAGTCTGATCATTATTACAGGAAATCGTGGCTGATTTATTATCCTGAATTAATGCTCCCTTACCACCACCTTCACAGCCGCACCGGATTTTTAAAGTCTTAGGTGTTTCCATAACAAAAGGTTGATTATTGCCACCCGTACCAAAAGTAGCAAGAACTGTCTGTGATGTTTTAAGCGGTCCCACATAGCGACTGTCCTGGGAGTGATTTTCAAATACCAGTGGAGGGTGGTTTGATTTAGCTCGAAGGGTACTAGTCATATCCTCTGTGACATCCATACGATTCCCGCCCTCGTCATTTAAGCAGATTGTGCCTGTTTCTCCAGTGCCATCTTTAACATAGGTGGTAATTCCTTTCCACGGCTTGATGCTCTGCGAAGAATACCTTGACAAGCCTTCGGACTCAAATAATATTTTTCCGGCACTCCTACCTGTAAAATCCGCGACAAGGTAGATACGCTTTCTTCGTTGGGGTACTCCCCAGTATTGCGCATCAATTGTTCTCCAGGCGATGGAGTAATCTTCTCCCACGATTTCTCCTGCACTAAGCCATTTGTTAGGCTTAGGAATAGATATGGTTTCATCTTTAATCCCTGTGATACTTTTGAGGACTGCCCTAAAGTCCTCTCCTTTGTTTGAAGAGAATGCTCCGAGGACATTTTCCCACACGATAAATCTTGGATGTTGTCCATTCGTTTTGCACCTCATTTCCTTGACAATTCGAATTGCTTCATAAAAAAGGACGGATTGTTCTCCGTCCAGACCAGTTCTTTTCCCTGCTACACTCATATCCGTGCAAGGAGAACCGAAGGTAATTATATCTACAGGCGGAAGCTCCCCGCCGTTTAGTTTGTTGATATCTCCATAATGTTTCATCTGTGGGATACGTTTGGTTGTAACCTTTATTGGAAATGGTTCGATTTCAGATGCCCATAAAGGTTTAATGCCACAGAGAATGCCTCCCAAGGCAAATCCCCCACTACCATCAAAGAGTGAGCCGAGGGTTAGTTTATTCATTCTGCATTCACCTCCGGCAAATCACTATACTTATATTTGGTACCATCTCTTAGAAGAAGTACACCATCTGAATTACCGACTTGCTCAATATATCGATTGACAATAACATCACAATACTTTTCATCTAACTCAACCATATAGCAGATACGATCAATCTGCTCACAAGCAATAAGTGTGCTTCCAGAGCCTCCGAAGGGGTCAAGAACGATTGAGTTAGTTAAACTGGAATTTCCAATTGGATAAGCTATAAGTGCTACTGGTTTCATCGTTGGATGATCCGCATTTTTACTCGGCCTGTCAAATTCCCAGATAGTCGTTTGCTTTCGATCGGAGTACCATTGATGTTTCCCTTTTTTCTTCCATCCAAAGAGAATTGGTTCATGCTGCCATTGGTATGGACTTCTTCCTAAAACAAGACTTTGTTTTTTCCATATGCAAGTACCACTTAAATAAAACCCTGCATCAGAAAAAGCTTTTCTAAAGTTAAGTCCTTCCGTATCGGCATGGAAAACATAAATGGAACCATCATCAGCAATAACCTTTGCCATATTGCTAAAACTATCAAAAAGGAAATTAAAAAAGGCATCTGACGAAAGATTATCATTTTGTATCTTTCCTGCAGTGCCTTCATATTTCACGTTATAGGGAGGGTCGGTTACAATTAAGTTTGCCTTTTTACCATCCATCAATATTTCATATGTTTCTGATTTTGTACTGTCTCCACATAAAAGACGATGCCTACCTAAAATCCACAAATCACCTTGCTGTGAGAATGTAGGTTTTTTCAGCTCTTCGTCCACATCAAAATTATCTTCTTTTACATCTTCAGCAGAGTTTAAAAGGGTATTTAATTCAGCTGTATCAAAACCTAAAAGGTCGATATCAAAGTCCAGTTCCTGTAAACTTTCCAATTCAATGGCCAATAAATCTTTATCCCATCCTGCATCTTCAGCTAGTCTGTTATCTGCAATAATGTAGGCTTTCTTTTGTGCCTCAGTTAGATGGTCAACAAACACGCAAGGTACTGTTTCTAAGCCATCCTCTTTTGCAGCTAACAATCTGCCATGCCCTGCAATAATATTATATTTTCTATCAATTAAAATCGGATTTACAAAACCGAACTCTCTAAGGCTTGATTGGATTTTTTTTATTTGCTCTTTGCTATGGGTTCTTGAATTATTTGCATATGGTACAAGTTTTGAGATTTCAACTTGTTGCAATTCATGAGTATATTTCTTATCATTATCCAATTTTCTCACCCCGTTCTAGCAATTTTATAAGACCTTTATTTGCACCAACAACATCGCCAGCTAATGCTTGCCCGCGTATTGTTTTATACTGTTGCGTAGTTAATCTTTCTCTTTGCTTTTTTAAATGCTTTAAAAATATATTTAGAGTCATGCGCTACCTACCTCTTTCTTCCTGATAAAAGAGCCTCCATAATTTCGTCTTGAGGATTTCCAATAAATGACGTCGTGCAATTTTGTTTTACGATATCAAAAATCTCATACCAAATAAGATTTGCTTGCTTTTGAAACGATTGGCTCATCTGTACAAATGGACTTGTTATAGCACCACCTGTTGTTGGATGTTTTCCTAAAAGCCCGTATGTACTAATCGCTTCCTCACACTGGATATAACGGGTAAATGCTTGTGCATAAGCTTCAATCAATCGAGGGTTAACGAACTTCTCGCACCCACGTTCTTTCAGCCATTTCCAAGTTTCAGTGTATAATAAATCTGCACCTAACGGTTTACCATCCCTTTGTTTTGCACTGAGATAATCACTCGGAGCGGGCATATCTTCTCCGTACAATTCTACGACTCCCTCCGGTTCATCAATCTTAAATACTGTTTCAGGCTGTAGGTCTGGTACCTCTAATATCTTTGCTGCTTTGCCGCTTGCTATTTTATCAGAAAGTGGTAGTGGCTTATCACCTGCACGAACTCGTCTTCCTCCTCTATTCGTTCCGTCTTTCGCCACATTTTGCTCCTTTCTTGACTTGCAGGGGTTAATCCCCCGTTTGAACTGGATTTTTTTTGCGTGATGCCCCACGCCCGTTGCACAAATGGAAAGCTGTGGAGATTTGACCCCCCTACCGGGTTCCCCAACGGTCTCCATCTCTTGCAGTGATGGCCGAATGACAAGGTGTACAAAGAGCCATCAGGTTTCTTTTATCGTGAGTTCCACCTTTTGAAAGTGGTAAGATATGATGCACCTCTGTTGCTGGTGTCAGCCTTCCATTCTTCTTACACTCTTCACAGAGAGTGTGGGCAGCAATATAGCTATCACGAATGCGTTTCCAAGCTCGACCATAACGCTTTCTTGTTTCAGGGTCACGGTCATACTTTTCATACCGTGATGCTTCCTTCTTCGCATGCTCCTCACAAAAACGACCGTCTGTTAACTCAGGGCAGCTAGGATATGAACAAGGTCGCTTAGGCTTCATTGGCATCTGCTTCACCTCACTTTTGGGCATAACAAAAGCCACCAAGGATCTCTCCTGCGGTGGCTTGTGTCTATACTTTCTACAATACCATTATACTATATTCTGTAATAACATCAACTCTCCTTTACTCTCCACTTGCATTAACAACAACTTTCTTCAGTGCTCTATCACGCATTCGATAAGTATGCTGAATGCTATAGCCCATCTTGATAGCAACTTCCTCCCATGTACAGCCACAAAGAAAACGAAGCTCAAGCAAGGTCTGGTATTCCTTATTTTCTACTGCTTTGATACTAGCAGCAATCTGCCGCTTAATGTCCATTAACTGATGTATGTCACGATCAATTTCTCTTTGAAGATCCACAATCTTTGTAACGACATTTGCCATAGAAGAAATGCTATGGTTGGGATTGCGAGGCATACCACTGATGGTAGAGGTGCATTTTGTTGCTAGTTCATTTAAGGAAGCAAGCTGTTCAAGCTTACTGTCAATGCGAAGGTCAAGTCGGTAGGCTTGGCTAAGAAAATCTAATGTAGTCATATCAGCCCACCTCCATTTCACGAATCTGCTTTAATAGCACATCACCATCCAGAGCAGTGAGCTCCCCAAACCAACCGGAACGGAAAAAGCGTTCTACATCATCCCGCTCTCCTTCATTTTTAATGATATTATTTAGCAGAGTAATCTTTCGAATATCCTTTTTCGCTTCCTCAGTATCTAGATCAGGAGTATGTGGATGGTGTTTTAGGAAATGGATTGCTTCTCGGTAGTCCTTAACTGCCTGTATGATAATGGCATTTGCTAGATTGGAAAATCCATCTTCAACTATAAAAGGTTTAACTAGCATACCTTTTTTGTACATAAACAGCACCTCCGATTTTAGAATTTTATTCCACTCGGATTTACTCAGATTGTCTCAGATTTGCAGATTAGCCTTTACAGCATCGATTAATGCGAATTGTGTATTGTTCTTTTCTGACAATGCTTTTAAAATCGTCTCATCAATCGTTCCTTTGGCTACTATGTGCTGCACCACTACGGTATTTTCAGTCTGCCCCTGTCTCCATAACCTTGCTATTGTCTGCTGATACAATTCCAAGGACCATGTCATTCCAAACCAGACAATGGTGGATCCACCAGATTGGAGGTTAAGGCCATGACCGGCACTCGCAGGATGTATTAATGCTACAGGAAGCTTACCAGCATTCCATTTTTGGATACTTTTGTCTGTATTCAGCTGTGTGAATTCCACTTTCAATTTGTTAAGCCTCTCTGTGATTCGCTCCAAATCATGTCGAAACCAATAAGCCACTAAGATTGGCTTGCCATTTGCTGCTTCAATAATATCCTCCAAAGCATCCAGTTTTTTGTCGTGGATATACACGATTTTATCTTTGTCGGAATACACCGCCCCGTTTGCCATCTGACACAGCTTCCCTGAAAGTGCTGCTGCATTTGCTGCAGTAATATCATCATCGTTATTAAAAGGAAGCATTAAATCCCTTTTCATGTCATCGTATAAATCCTGTTCTTCTGGGTCCAGATAAACTAAATAGTTAGAATTAATTAGTTCTGGCATCTGCAGATAGTCGGTGGATTTCATAGAAATCGTAATATCCGATATTTTGTCATAGATCCGTTGCTCAGCTCCCGGCAATAATTTGTAGCTATAAACAATCTGACCATTCATTCTATCGGGCTTGAAGTAGTTATTACGAAACTGGGTAATGAATCTTCCAAGACGCAAACCCATATCAAGCACACGGAACTCAGCAAACAAATCCATCAAACCGTTACTACTTGGTGTTCCTGTGAGTCCTACTACTCTTTTTATCTTTGGTCTTACCTTCATAAAAGCTCTAAATCTCTTTGACTGCCAGTTCTTAAATGAAGATAGCTCATCGATTACAACCATGTCGTAATCAAATGGAAGATTGCTTTTCTCAATGAGCCATTGAAGATTCTCACGATTGATAATGTAAATATCTGCTTTGGCTTTTAGTGCTATAAGCCTGTCGGCTTCTGTTCCAACTGCTATGGAGTACTTCAAATCCTGTAGATGCTCCCACTTGGCTATTTCTGCTGACCAGGTATTTCTTGCCACTCTTAACGGTGCTACCACTAAAACCTTGTGTATCTCGAAGTAATCAAATAACAAGTCAACTATTGCAGTCAGAGTAATACTTGTTTTTCCCAGACCCATATCTAAAAGGACTGCTGCAATGGGATGTGTTTTGATATATTCGATAGCATATTGCTGGTAGCTATGTGGATTGTATTGCATCAATAATCCCTCCGATCTTTTCTACCGAATCTAACACATATACTTTAAATCCCAATTGATAAAGTAACTTATGTCTAGTAAGCTGCAACGGTCTTTGTTTCTCACCAGGTGCTTTCACTTCCACAAATCCAAACTTTCCTCCCGGAAGTAATATCAATCTATCCGGCATACCCGAAAAGCTAGGTGATGTAAACTTCGGGCAAATACCACCTTTGGCTTTAACTGCTACAACAAGTTTTTGTTCTATAATCTTCTCACGCATTTTCTCGCATACCTTTCCATCAAGATTATTGGGGTGTGGAGGTCTTTGGAGGCTGATTCTATAACTTTATATATAGGCTATTTTTTTACCCCTATAAGAAAGTTTATATATCAAGTTCCATAGACCTCCACACATAGTTAAAAAGCCTTATACTTCAAGGAATTCCGGCTTCAGCTTTAGTCCCAGAATTAGATTATTATCACGGGTTCTTTTACGGTCAAATCCGGCTGTTTCCAGCGCTGCATAGAAATCTGCTGTACCGCGAATAAACTCACCCACCTGCATGCAATAAGTGCGGTATGAGCTATAAACTTCACTAGACTTTGCACTATAAGAATTATCCACTTCGCAGCAGTCAGTTAGATAATGTGAAAGCCAATCATTATTTTCCTTATATGACTGAATTGCAGCCTTTACCTTCTCTGGTGCTTCAATCTTGAATTTATGTCCGATTGCCTTCGTAGCACCTTCAATCACCCAAGAAAGAATTGCGCCTCCTGCATTTTCAAGTAAATAATCTGCATAGTTCTTCACATCTGCGTTGCCTTCTATCTTTGCATTAAAAGGAATTACAATCAGACGACGCCAGGTGCCTCTATCGATAGCTCCGACCTTCGGAAGATGGTTGGTATAAAGCACCAGTGTATGGCTTGGAATATAACTGAATGGATCCTTGTACTTCTTCTCTGCGTAAATCTCATCGGTAGAACACAGCTGTTTGACATTTGATGTATTTAGGCGCATTCCTTCCTCCATCTCAGCAGCAATTATCAATCTCTTTCCCTTTGCTTCAGCTAATTCCGGCTTTACATTTCTACGGCATCCAACTGTCAACATATCAGCAGAAATATTACCGCTGTAAGAACCAAGTACTCTAGCAATTACATTCCAGAAGGTTGACTTACCATTACGACCTTCCCCATAGGCAATAATCAGTGCTTCCACATATACTTTTCCTATGGCAGCAAGGCCTACAATCTCCTGAACATAATGGATGAGATCTAAATCGCCACAGAAGAATGTATTTAGAGCAGCTTCCCATAGATCAGCTCCTTCCGTACCAGGATCCACCGTTGTCTGTTTTGTAATAAAATCAAGTGGATCATGCTTCATAACAGAACCTAATCCTTTACGTAGGTCATATGTTCCGGATGGTGTATTTAATAGAAACTCATCTGCATCCAAATTACACTGCTCTATCTCCAACATTGGGCGAGCTTCTTTTAAGGCAGATGAGATGTATTTGGAATCGCGACGCTTAATGGCATAATTGCGATAAAGCTGTGCGGTCTGGTATTTCTCAAAGGAATGCCTTTGCTGTTCATTAAAAGCTGATGCTGCTTTCTTAGGTCCCATTGCAACAAGCATCTCCCAAGCACCATTTTGCAGCATTTCATTCGTAGCCTTCTGCATCTTTGCTTCCGCTTCCTCCAACTGCCTTGCTGTTAGTTCCTGTGCCACTGCCTGAGACTTTGGCTTTGACTCCTCCCAGTAGCTTCCGTTGTAGACGATGTAATCTGTGGATGGCGAATAACGTAAACTCTCCAAATATTCTCTTGATAAAACAATCGCCTGACCTACATCGGAAAAATCGTCCGGCTTTAACTTCATATCTGTGTTGTACTGTTCTGGTGGAATGTAGCTCTCCTGAGAAGATACATATTTCCCAAACTTTACAGCACTGTTCCAGATAGTCTTTAATTCTGTTTCTTCCAGAGGTGGATTGCACTTCTCTGCCTTCTTTAGAAAAATATCATATGCCTCATCGGTATTCCCATAACGAACAACGAGTTTACCTGCTATACCCGACATCGTATTATTTCGATTTCCTTCTAGAATTTCATCCTGCGAATTATCCCATTCTTCAAATTTATTATCTTGCAGAAAGTCTACAATACTTTTATCTCCTCTGTAGAGTTCTACCTCAGCATTGGCTGTTCCAAATAAAAATCTGGCGCTATCAAGAGCATTGTTATCAAAATAAGGGAAACACGATGTGATCTCCTTTTTTAACGCTGAGTATACTTTTGCATCTGTTACTGGAGGTATTGGAAAGAACACATGAAATCTTGGACGTGGTGACCTACTGTCCTTCTGTAGCATATTGCTTCTACTGTAAACAACAGCAAAAGCAACATCTGGGAAAGCAAACGCAACTTCTAATGGTGTTACCCAGTCATCCGGATTATCTGAATGATCATTATCACAATCTAGAGGTACATTATCCGCCCTGATGAAATTCAGGCTACTACGATAATTTCCCTTATACTCTGCCGAAACATGGTCATGTGCAGCCGCTTGCTTCAAAGAGGCTTCATCTGTAATAACTGTCTTATGAGGATAAACGCAATTTGATTGACTCCCCACACTGTCTGATGTATACAAAGTAAATTGCTTCATCTGGTCACCTCCTTAAAGTCCTCCGTAAAATAACGGATTCTCATGCGTTTTCGTTTGGCCCTTAGAATTTCAGCTGCCATACCTTCCGATATCCTTCCTCCAAACACCCACAATTCTGCACATCTTCCCAGCAGTACCATGTTCATGAACATTGCCAATTCCCTCTCGGTGGCTTCATCCATAAATTGCGGAAACAACAGATGTGGGGCAATTGGTATTACTCCCATGTTTACTGCAAATCTGCTATACTCTCTGGCCTTCATGGTATTCCATTCCTCATTACCAGCGTAAGGAGAGCAGATATAAACAAGTGGTCTGTAATTACTCTTTCTTTCTTCACGCTCTATGCCATTGATCGCTTCAAAGGGTACAGGGTCTTTGTAGCCTTCTGAGTTATATAAGCCAATTCCCAAGGTCTCACCTCCTTCAAAAATATTCGAGGACAAAATATCCCCCTAACTTCCTAAGGACAGAACCCTTGCTTTTGGACGGATAATTTGCAAACTTTTTATTTCAGAATCGCTTCCTTTATATAAGCGAAAAACCAAGTAGAAAAAGTTTCAAAACTATCCGTCCATTTATTTGTTTTCTGTCCTTAGGAAGTTAGAGGGACATGAGTCCGAAAAGATTTTAAATAAGTTACAAGATTATCCGTCCAAGACTCAGACTTCTGTCCTTAAGAAATTAGAGAGGTAATTAACCCTCGGAAAGGCGGTGCTACTTATGCAGTCTGAAACAACTGCAGGTGCTGAGAGCAAAAAGGACATCGGCTTAGATGAAGAACTTGCAGATGTACTAATCGCAATCAGTGTCATATCAAAACGACTTGCAAGGAAATTAACCGAGCAAGAACAACTAAATAAGGAAGGAGAAAACAAGCATGAGTAAGATGAGCGAACTATCCGCAGAACTTGATGAGTTAAGGAGATGTGGTGAAATCTTAATTGGAATTTCAGATACTCTGAAAGAATTATTTTCTACGGATGTAGAAGAAAAAGCTACAAGTAAGCCTAAGAATCAGAAAGCTACGACAAAAGTACCACCAGAACCTGCAAAGAGGTCAATCTCTCTTACCGATGTCCGAGCAATACTTGCGGAGAAGTCACGCAATGGATACACAGCAGATGTTAAAGCTCTTCTATTAAAGTTTGGAGCAAACAAACTATCAGACATCAACCCTGATGACTATGAAGCTTTACTCGCAGATGCGGAGGTGTTAGGAAATGCCTAAACATGCATTACTCTCCGCTTCATCCAGCCACAGATGGCTGCAATGCCCACCTTCAGCAAAGTTATGTGCTGAAGAGGATAACAAATCCAGTCCTTACGCACAAGAAGGTACGGATGCACATAGCCTCTGTCAGTTTAAATTAGAACAGGCACTCGGTATAAACACAAAAGACCCTACGGAGAATTTGGATTACTACAATGGGGAGATGGAAAACTGTGCTGAAGAATATGCTTCATTCGTCATACAGCAATTGGCGGAAGCAAAGCGCTATTGTTCTGATCCTGTAATCTTAATCGAACAGCATCTCGACTTCTCTAAATATGTAGAGAATGGATTTGGAACAGGTGACTGTGTAATCGTTGCTGATGGTATTCTTCAAGTCATCGATTACAAACACGGACTTGGAATACTGGTGTCAGCTGAAGAGAACCCACAGATGCTGTGTTATGCTCTTGGAGCTATAGAACTCTTCGATGGTATCTACGATATCGATACCGTTAAGATGACAATCTTCCAACCACGGAGGGACAATATCAGCACCTACACCTTGTCAAAGGAAGAACTAATAACTTGGGGTAATGAGGTACTCTCTCCTATCGCAAAACTGGCCTATGCGGGTGAGGGTGAATTTAAGGCCGGTGACCACTGCCAGTTCTGTAAGATTAAGGCTACCTGTCGTAAGCGTGCCGAATACAACCTTGAACTAGCAAAGTATGACTTTGAGATGCCTCCCAATTTAGATGACACAGAAATAAGTGTTATTCTCACCAAGGTAGATAACCTTGTCACCTGGGTCAATGACATAAAGGAATATGCATTACAACAAGCACTTAGTGGCACAAAGTACGATGGCTTTAAAGTTGTTGAGGGACGCTCAACCAGAAAATACACCGATGAACAGGCGGTTGCAGATGCCGTAAAATCAGCAGGTTTTGACCCATATGAAAATAAGCTCTTAGGTATTACAGCCATGACTTCAGTTCTTGGCAAAAAGAAATTCGAAGAAATTCTAGGAAGCCTTGTAAACAAGGCTCCAGGTAAACCAACTCTTGTTCCGGAGAATGATAAACGACCGGAATTTAACACAGCACAAATTGATTTCAATTAAAAATAAGGAGGACAATAATATGTCAAAAGTAGCAAATCCAACGAAAGTAATTACAGGTTCACAAACAAGATGGTCCTATGCAAATGTTTGGGATCCAAAGTCAATCAATGGAGGTACACCTAAGTATAGTGTAAGCCTTATCATTCCAAAGTCCGATACCAAAACGGTAACACAGATTAAGACAGCCATTGAAGCAGCATATAAGGAAGGCGAGTCAAAATTAAAAGGTAACGGTAAGACAGTCCCTGCTCTTTCAGTACTTAAAACTCCTCTTCGTGATGGCGATCAAGAAAGACCAGATGATCCTACTTACGCAAATGCTTATTTCATTAATGCAAATAGTGCTACTGCACCGGGTATTGTTGATGTAAATTGCAATCCAATCCTTGATCGTTCGGAAGTTTATTCCGGCGTCTATGGTAGAGCCTCCATCAATCTGTATGCTTTTAATTCAAACGGAAATAGAGGAATTGCGTGCGGATTGAATAATCTTCAGAAGATTTCAGACGGAGAACCTTTAGGTGGCAAGTCTCGTGCAGAGGATGATTTTGAAACCGAGGATAATGACGATTTCCTGTCTTAATCACAATGCAACAATGTCAATCAAGTGGCTGTAGAGAATGGATCAGATTTGAGCCATTCTCTGAGCTTAAGATAATCTAAGAAAAACGAGGTAAATGATATGAATACAATATTAACTATTATTTTCGTGGTATTTTTGAGTATCAACATGGGAGGCAGTGCTTATATGTTCTTCACACTGATTCGTGATGATATTCGCTCCGAGCGTAAAAAGAGAAAAGAACAACAGTAAATCATGGATGGGCGGCAGGAGCAATCTTAGCCGCCTTGTTTATTATGAAAGGAGTGAAATTCTTGAGTGAAATAAAAACGCTCTCAATTGATATTGAAACATATAGTGATATAGATTTGAGCAAATGCGGTGTATATAAATATGTTGAGTCAGATAACTTTGAAATTCTGTTATTTGGCTATGCTGTCAATGGCGGTGAGGTACAGGTAGTAGACCTTTCCAATGGTGAGAAACTTTCAATAGAGATTGTTGCAGCTCTGACAAATAATACTGTGATCAAGTGGGCATTTAATGCTGCTTTTGAACGTATCTGTCTATCTGAATGGCTAAGAAGAAATTATCCAGAACATTTCAGTAGCTATAGCACCAGTGATGACACGGTTGGTAACTACTTGGATCCGTCCTCCTGGAGATGCTCTATGATATGGTCGGCTTATCTTGGATTACCATTATCCCTTGAAGGTGTGGGTGCAGTGCTCGGCTTACAAGAACAAAAAATGAAAGAGGGTAAAGACCTCATCCGCTACTTTTGTGTTCCATGCAAACCTACAAAATCAAACAGTGGCCGCACTAGAAATCTTTCTATACATGACGAAACTAAATGGGCCACCTTCATCTCTTATAACCGCAGAGATGTTGAAGTTGAAATGTCCATTCAGAATAAGTTAGCCAATTTCCCTGTGCCGGAGTTTGTTTGGAAAGAATATCACTTAGACCAAATTATCAATGACCGTGGAATTGCTATTGATATGGATGTCGTAGAACAGGCTATTAATATGGATAAGCGTTCCAAGGATGAACTCTCGAAAGAAATAAAGAAACTCACAAATTTGGATAATCCAAATTCAGTAGTACAGATGAAACAATGGTTATCTGACAATGGACTTGAAACCGACACCCTTGGTAAAAAGGCTGTGGCGGAAATGCTGAAGGATGCTCCGGAAGAACTAGCTGATGTTCTTACTCTCCGTCAGCAACTTGCCAAATCGAGCATAAAGAAATATCAAGCAATGAAAAATGCCGTATGTACTGACAGCCGGGCAAGAGGAATGTTTCAATTCTATGGAGCAAATCGTAGCGGTAGGTGGGCTGGTCGTATCATTCAACTACAAAACCTTCCTCAGAACCATATGCCAGATTTAGAACAGGCGCGCGGACTTGTAAAGAATGGTGATTATGATGCATTAGAAATGCTATATAATTCTGTCCCAGAAGTACTGTCGGAACTTATCCGCACTGCTTTCGTCCCAAAGGTTGGTTTTAAGTTTGTTGTCGTAGATTTTAGTGCAATCGAAGCAAGGGTGCTCTCACATCTAGCACAGGAGTCGTGGAGAAATAAAGTCTTCGCAAATAACGAAGATATTTATTGTGCGAGTGCTTCCGCAATGTTTGGTGTTCCAGTCGAAAAGCATGGCCAAAACAGTCATCTTCGCCAGAAAGGTAAGATAGCGGAACTCGCCCTTGGATACGGCGGTTCATGTGGTGCTCTTAAATCTATGGGAGCCTTAGATATGGGGATTTCCGAAGAAGAACTACAACCTCTAGTTGATGCATGGAGAACATCAAATCCCAACATTGTACAGCTGTGGTGGGATGTTGATACAGCAGTCAAAAATGCCATTATGCAAAAAACCACCACCGAAACTCACGGTATCAGCTTTATTTATCAAAGCGGTATGCTTTTCATCAAACTTCCATCTGGTAGAAAACTGACTTATGTAAAGCCTAAGATTGGTATAAACAGATTTGGTGGAGAAGCCGTAACCTACGAAGGTATCGGGGCAACAAAGAAGTGGGAGCGAATAGAATCATATGGTGCCAAATTTGTCGAAAATATTGTTCAAGCAATCTCTAGAGATATTCTTAGCTATGCGATTCAGACACTCTCTCGCTTTTTCATCTGTGGCCACATTCATGATGAATTAATCATAGAATGCCATATGTACGAATCCCTAGATAGCATTTGTGAGCAGATGGGAAAAACACCTCCATGGATAAAAGGTCTATTATTAAGAGCCGATGGCTATGAGACATTATTTTATAGAAAAGATTAATCTAAAAAGGTAGCAACACTGATCGTATACAGCGCTGCTACCATTTTTCTATTAAATCATATCATTCAGTAAATCCATTACTATTGCTTTAATCTTTCCGACTTTATCTGTGACTGTACTCTTCCCTATTCCAATCTCATCCGCAATTTCCTTATGGCTGAACCCATCAGATAATAGTTGAAGTATTTTACTATAGTTAGGGTCGATTTCCTGTACTCGACTAATCAGTTCATTCAGCATACCTAAATAGATATCTGCTGCACCGTACGTTGCTGGTGCAACTGCTTCGAATTCTGTCTCCTCATTATCTACATTTTCTGCTGCTAGACAACTGAAGGTTAATATTCCAAAGTTCTTCTTATCCAATGAAGTGGCATATGGGCACTGACTGCATTTATTAGTTTCTGGGCAGCGAATCAGTTTTCCACTTCCATTACTCACCTCACAGCGTTTGTCACGATCTGCTGCTTTAAACTCAGCTGAATAGGAACTCATTACAGCATCGTACTGTGCCTTAGTTCCTGGAATTAAAACCACATCTACTTTCCTGTTACCTACTCTCCATTTTCTAATCTGTGATTTTTTTACACCTGCAATCATCCCATGCTCTTCGATAGAATCCCTATCGATAATCATTGGTATTAGTACCTGTTCCTCCGCCTCATTTACTCTGATTTCCTGTGTTTCTTTTTTCATAGATTGTCCTTTCCGCCTGCTGCGGTAAAGGGCAAAGGATACAAATGAAGGCCAGTGCTGAAGTACACAGACCCCCCAGTTCAAAAAAAGAGTGCAACAAGGGAAGGGTACTTCTATTGCAACGCAACAGACCTTACGGACTAGAGCGAAACAATATGTATCCTTTGCCCTTATTGCAAATCAGGCATTTGATAGTTTTTTAGATTACTGACTTTGACTGCAAAAAAGCCGCTAAACGTGCTATTGCAGCGTCTACCAACGGGATTATCCGTTTGTAGAGCACTGCAATATAGCACGTCCTAGCGGCTTATTTGCAAGCTACTCTTGTTATTCAGTTATAACGTATTGATATCAGTTCATATTATTATGCAATTTTTCTTATGTTTACAAGGATGTCTTTCTTTGTAATAGGACATTTATGAAGTAACATTACATCGGTATTTACCATTGAAGCTGTTTTGCATACAAAGCAGTTCTTATTCCACTTACATTCCAATGGACACCGGATAGTACATTCTTCTCCCATAGGCGCTCTCTCTCCTTTCTTATTTATTTAACATTATGTTTTACCTATGATATCAACATATTTTACCTACATGTAACGTATATGGCAAAAAAAGGATAATAATATAATCCCCTTAAGCTTATGGCTTCTAAGAGAATTTTTCTGTATTTATCTTTCTTAATTATATGAAATACTTTCCAGCTTGTCAATACTCTATTTACATAATTTTAAAATAATTTTACATGTCTTGTAATAATTCTTTATTTTTATGTCAATAATAATTGACATGAAAGATAATGTATACTATAATATAATATATCCTATAAAATGAGGTGGAAAAAATGGATGATAAAGTTAATAACTTTAACAAAAAAGAATTTGCAAATTTGATTAACAAAGCCAAAGGTAGTCGTACAATGACTAAATTTGCAGAAGATGCTGGCTTAAGCGTTGCTCATATCTCCCGAATGATTAATATGAAACTTGAAGTTCCTCCTACGCCAGATACAATACGAAAATTAGTTGATAGAGAAATGAATGGTGTAACCTATGAAGATCTTATGATTGCATCAGGCTATATTTCTGCACCCGCTTTTGAACAACTATCTATTGAAGCTCACGAAATTGAAACTGATGGTAGACAACTTACATATGTTTTGCCTAGATCTGCAAGTGACGAACCTTATTCAATAGCAGCCGAAAGAAGATCTACAGAAAATTGGGAAATTGAAAGAGTACAAATGAGAGAAGAAAGAGACAAATTTTACTCTATGTGTGTTTCGTTAATTATGTCCAGAATGAACTTCTGTCCTTTTGATTGGAGAATAGATAGACAATCATCTAACCGTAGAGATTATCTAAGAGATTTTAATATCTCTTTACTAAATGCTCCTGTAGAAACTTGGGATTTTGAATTTAAGTATTTTCGTTCAAGATTTGATGATAACGATGAATTGGATTATCGAAGATTCTCACCAATGTATGCTTTTAGCACATGGGGTAGATTAGCTACAATGGATATACCAAACGATTATAAATACACAATAGTTACCTCCTCAAAGGGCTTTTTCTATTCACTTACAAAAAGATCTCCAAAAAATCTTGATATTAATATATCTGTTATTTTGATTGATATTGATAATTTTAAAATTCTGAGTGAAGAATATGTTTGCTATAATCATACAGCGGATATAGAAGAATTAGAAAAATTAAGATTAGCCGGTAATGATGATATCTAACCGTCATAAAGTTCTTTGCAATCATGAAAAAAATGTAAAAAGCATTTATAACACTAAGCTATAAATGCTTTTTGCTTATACAATTCTTTTTCGTTTCCATTTCCATAGTCTTCATACGTAGTTACTGATATCAAATCGATATTCAGTATCTATTGTTAGATAGCCACTGTCAAATAGTGTATGTAATTCAGAACTTAGCAATCTCGGAAGAAACATCCAAGAAGCATCCTTCTAATTATATTCCATTTAAATTGTTATCCCATACTGTTTGAATAAATCTTCAAAAAAATTTAATATTTTTTCTTTAGGACGCTGTTCTTTTAAAAACTCATATCCTCCAAATCTAAAAACATTATATCCATATAATTTAAGTTTTCTATCATCCTCAACCATATCTGCATACAATTTTGGTGATGCTATATTCTCTTCAGAATAATGTTGCTTACCATCTATTTCTATAACTACTCTTTCTCTATCAGAAAAGAGCATTAAAAAATCCATTCTTTGATGAACGTATGCTGCACCGTTTCTCATATTCGCAGATTTTGGATCATAATGGCAATAGACTTGTGGTATTAATGCCGGTAACTCAGGTTTCTTTTTAATAATAAAAGTGTAGTACACCCACATAAAATTCTTTTCAGGATTTGAATCCATTGATTCTATTAATCGCTTGAATAATGTATTCCCTATTTCTTCACTATAATTTTTCGAACTCCACCACTCTACTAATTCTCTCCAACATAACCCGTGTGCCAAGATAGGCTGATTATAAATAAGACAATTTGCGCCATTATCAACTAACTTAATCGTATTACTCAAAGAGTCATCGATTACAATATCAGGTTTTCCACCAATTCCCGCAAAAATAATATTCTTAATTTCATTACTGACTCCCCGTAAACTTTTCTGTAAATTGTAAATTGGTTTACCCGACACATGATTCGTATTTATGAGATTATAACCATCATTTTTTAAATATGAATTTAATGCATCTACATACTCTTTCTGTCTTTTTTCTTCATGTATATCAGGATATACTAATTCTTCCAAAAACCTTATAAATGTACTATCACTTACATAAATAACCTTTAATACATCTTCAAATAAATCTTTATAAGATAAATCGTCGTTATTTACCATGTGACGAAGAATATCTTCCTCTCTATTTGCTTCACCATAAATGGAGACCATATTTTTCAAGTCCCATATCCTATTTAAAAACTTATCAATCCGGATTTCACCTTCCAGATCATTTTGTTCAGAAAGCCAATTTATAATTTTCCTACGTGTTACAGTAGTAATATCAAATAGTTCAACTTCTAAATAACGATCAATCATCTCTAATAGCTCAGGACAATCACTGTCTTCAATTATTTTCTTAATCAATTCAAGAATTTCACTATCTAACATTTTGTTGATTCCACTTTTAAGATAAATGGCTTTACTATGCATTGGATCTAACTCATTATTACATGGAATTTTCAACCTTTCACAAATTGAAGGTAAATCCAATGCACTATTTCTTTTTAAGTACTCAACTACTTTATTTCTTATGATATTACTATTTTTCAAACCAATGCCCCCATCTGTACATTTTCTTACAGTATATCATAAAATAAGAAAAACTAATATTCCCCTATCATCATATACACCGTCGTAATTTCTCATATTCATATGTATGCATTCAGCAGAGCTAACCGGTCATTAATACTTTTACCATCTGTCATTGTGCAATTGGGAAGTGCCTAAATGACAAGTGAATACTCCTGTGTGGCGGGACCACTGGAATTCAATTTAATCTGGAACACTCAGCAAGGACTAAATCCGGCAAAACCACCCCAACGGCGCTAAAATTACTTTGAAGTCAAGTGTATATAAGCAGACCTATGAGGTGGTCTCATTCATCATCAATCATAAGAACGACCGTACATAAACGCATTACAGCTATTCAATTTTACAAATCCGACCGCCGGGGCTCGCCATATGACATGTTGTACTCACTTTATAAAAATAAATATATACTCGTGTGCCAACAACAAAAAGGAGATATGTTGTTTCTTCCAAAACTTTGTTGATTTACAATTATGTTGCTCTTTTATAACGATTTCCTTAGTCTTAAATTTTGCATTTAGAAAACAATTCATGACTTGGAAACCTAATGGAACAACACAACCTTTATTGCGGATGTCACCCATCATAACCGCACAAACTCTTCCCTTTTTTAATATTCGATATGCCTCTCTCGCAACATTATTCATTTGATGTATAAATTCGTCTACTCCTAATAACGACAGATCTCCATCTAGACTTTGGCTATAATTAATGATATCTGCATATGGTGGATGCGTGCAAATAAGATCCATACTCTCATTTGTAATAAATGACAAATTGCGTGCATCGCCTTTTTTAATAATTTGCTGGGTTTTTGTATTGCATTGGAAATTAAGATTTTGGTTAGATAATAAAATAGATTGCTCATTGATATCGACACCAATGGCATTACGATCAAGTAGTTTTGCTTCGACTAATGTAGTACCACTTCCTAAGAATTGATCTAGAATCCATTCATTTGGTTGACTATAACGAAGAATAATATTTCTTGGTATATATGGGGACCAATTTCCTCTGTATACCCCACAATGAGTAGCCCAATCACCTCTTTCAGGAAATGACCAAACAGTTGTTGACTCCAACTCAAATTTATTTGGTTCTAATTTAATATCAATACCTCCTTATACTATATTTTATCTGCATTATACTACATAATTCTTAATAATACTAGTAATTTTTTCCACTTCCCCTATAAAAAATAAGACAAGCCATCATTCACCTACTTGATGACTTATCTCATTTTTGATTTCTTTTTCTTCCTTTTCATAATTGGCAGTAATTTTGACACTAATAAACAAATTTATATTTTCGGATAATCTAACAATCAATCCAAATCATTTAAGCTTGTATCATTTAATTCTTTATCATTTCAGAAACTATAAAATCAATATCTCGTTTCCACTCTGGTGCTTCTCTTCCGTATTTTAAATCAAAACACACAGTGAATAAACTTAATAATTTGTCTGGATGCGCAGTATTATTCTCAAATAAACTTTTAAAAAATGATGCAAATTGACTTAATGTAAATGGCACAATCCTCAATGCCATTTTTTCGTCATCTTGAGTATACCATACTCCAATTCGAAAAGTTTCTGCTGTATTTGAATCTATTTTATTAGCAATAAATATTCCATAAACAGGCTTATCATTATTTAATACAAGATCTGCTACATGTCGACGAACTGGTTCACCCTCCATGGCCTCCTGCCTTGAATTTGTTGACATAGTAACTTCAACTACAATAATATACTTTTCAAATTCAAAAACCATGTCTGGTCCGCCGCCTGGTGCTGTTCCTACAGGCAAATAATCTTGATCTATACTAAATCCCCTGGCTTCATATGGCTTATTAGATATATGATTTATTGCTAAAAAAGCTCGCCATAAAATCCATTCTAAGTATGCTGCGGCCTCAGACTTAGGAACTTTAATTGTATAATCTTCATTCAATTCTTTCTCCTGTCCATTATTAACAACTAATAAATTCATATACTCATAAATTTCTTTCCACTCTTTATATTGATGTTTAGCGTATTCCTCCTCTTTGAACTTATCAATGTCCCTCTTTAAGCTGTTTCGTACCATATTTATATTAGCTGCTGAATCAAGAGGTACTTCTGGAATATTATACGGAATATTATATGTTGTCAATTCTGAGACCAGATCTTGTAAAACTTTATTTGCTGTTTCAATATTGTCTGTTGGTAATGGCGCGCCATTACATAACTGCTTATATCGCTCTTTTAATGGCTCTGAACTTGTAACTTTCTTACTAAGTTCATAAGCTAAAGTGCGATACTCTGGTACAATACATATACCTCTTCCTGCCCTCTTAACAATTCCTGAAGATACAATATATCGTAGATTCATATCAGCATAATCTCTAAAGTTTACTTTTAATTTTAAGTAACTTTCCCATGCTAAATCAATTAAATTTCGATCATACTTTTTTTTATTATCTGATGTCATCCTACTTTTTCTTATATTTAAAATCTTCTCAACAACCTTGTCAATATCGTAATTGGGATTTGTTGTTTGAACACATACTGCAAACTCAATAAAATTAATTTTCGTATCACCAGTAATTTCCTCTAATTTAAACATCACAGTAAGTACCCAAAGAAGCGGAGAATAACAAAGTTCGTCGCTTAACTTTTCCATTGGTACTACTAACCCTCTCAAAAAACATTCTTGTTGAGCAGAAATAGTATCTGCATTATAAAATGTTTTTCCAATAGGTGTTAGGTCATCCACTGGGCCCAGTTCAGTTTGAGAAAACCCATCTTTTAATGTTACCTCAGGATATGTAAATCCATATTTATTAAACATAAGTCTATATTTACGGGTTATACTTGCATCTTTATCTTTATTTATATCTCCGCCTATTTCACCTGTATGAAATAGTAATTTTTTAAATGCAACCTGATCTTTTGGTTCACGTAATTTTCCTACTAAGTTTGACTCGGCATAAACTTTGAACCCACTTGGTATGCGCCACGGATTTCTCATTCCTGTATTCCCAATTAGCCAAATATCTATTGGTTCTTTTACTATCCTAGTCTCTTCTACAATTTTTTCCTTAGTCTTTTCACCATCATTATATTTAATTTTTTTTGTTTCTGTTACCTGATAAACATCTTGCCCAATTTTAATTATTTTTGCCTTCGCCATTATTATACCCCACAAAGATATATTCTTGTACGTTATTACGCGCCGTGTTTGCTCGTGTTCCAAAACTATAAGTATAATCAACAGGCACAACATCTACATTTTCTTTATAACGTTTTAATAATTTTATCATATCTTCCATGGTAGGTAAACTATTTGATGAATATGAAACAATTAGTATACTCTTTTTATGCATTTTAAAAATACTATCAAAGGCTTCTTCAGCTCCATTTTTTGTCGAAAAAGGTGTTGGATATGACTTGAATTTCTTGGTTATTGTATGCTCTTGAATTTCTACCCCTTCCCAATCTCTCGCCAATCCCTCAACAAAATGATATCGACGAACATACTCATTATCAGATTTTGGGGTATAATATGGTGGATCTATATATACCAAATCAGCTTTCTTTTTTAATTCCATTGAATCCATATTGTATGACTTATTTCGTTTTTTATTATCAAAAACCGCATTGTTTATTACTTCAACTGCTTCTAAAAACTGTTCTTCAAATGTTTTTTGTAGGTCTTTCCTACCATCATTGTATCGTTCTCCTACATAAGTAAAAATTCCTCTTGGACGCTTTTTTGTGCAAGCTCTAATTAATGCCTCCATAGCAATTGCTTTTTTATATTCATTTTCAATATTTTTAATATTTGATCTTACTACATCAATAAATTTATTATCTTCATCGCAAAAGTAAATTCCTTTAAATGTATCTTGAACAAATGAATCAATCATACTATCAACTTGTATTAATTTTTTTGCCTCTTCTATCGGAAGAACGACTTTATTATTCTCAATTAAGGCTTTAGTCATTACCGCAGACATTGTCATATAGTCATTACTAATAACTCTCTTTCCTTGAGCCTTATACATATAGCTAACTATTCCCGAGCCTGAAAAAAGATCAATAACTGAACTAAATTCAAATTTAGAAGACTCTTTCCATATTTGCGCTATTAACTTACTTTTTGAACCCATAAATCTGGTAGATGGAAATTTTTCTATCTGTTCCGATAGTTCTACCTTTATTTTTTCATTTTGGATATGCTGTAACAATGATATCTTCTCCTATTCTGCCGGTACCTTTACTATTAATATTTCTTCTTGTTTGGATAATATCTATCTTAAAATCTTTATATAATTCATGTACTAAAGGATGGTTTGAATTTGTTAATAATACATAACAACCTTTTTCGTATAATCGATGTACTTCCTTTGCAAGATCAATTTGGTCTTGCTCATAAAATTGCTCTTTTGTATATCTTTTAAAGTCTGAAAACTCTGATATCGGAATATATGGTGGATCTAAGAAAACCAAATCTCCCTCCATCGCATTCTTTTCTAAAACTTCTAAATAATCTCCACATATAATTGTTGTATTTTTAAGCAATTTCGCTGCTGCAAGAAGTTTATCCGGGTTACAGATAGTCGGATTCTTATACTTTCCAAAAGGTGTGTTAAATTTCCCTTTTTTATTCAATCGATATAAACCATTAAAACAAGTCCTATTTAGATAAAGCATTCTTGCAGCTGCTTCAACCGGCTCACACTCTAACCAATCCTTTGATCTAACAGCGTAATACATCTCTTCAGTATTTTTATACCCCTGCAAGACATCTATAACTTCATCACAGTTAGTTGCCAATTGCTTATATAAATTAATAAGCTCAGGATTTGAATCAGCAATTATAGACTTAGAATGGCCCAAGTTAAAATACATAGCTCCTCCACCAATAAAAGGTTCAATATACCTTCCATAATTTTTCGGAAGCCTAGGAATTAATTCATTAAGCATTTGTGTTTTTCCTCCGGCCCATTTCAAGACAGGAGTTGTACAATCTACTCCATTGTTATTACTATTTGATCTTTTCCAATTCACATATTTTCCGCTTTTTAATCTATTATCTAGTGGTTGCTCAGTCTCTTCTGGAATCGCCCACATATTACCAAACTTTATAACCCCTTCTATTTTTCTTTCATTACATAATGTTTGAATTCTCCTAACTGATAACTGCCATTTTTTAGAAGCTTCTCTTATTGTCATATACTCCAC